ACCGGGACGCCAGTAAATTAACAGCTGGTCGTCCCCACAGAACATTCCGGCCCATTCTCCCTCCGAGAGGGTTTCATGAATGAGGTCGATCCACTCGCCTATGTCTGCGGGTGTACTTCCACTCGTGTAGAACACGAGGGCCGTTTTGCTCCATACCTTCTTAGAGGTGTTCACAAGGCCACGTAGCCACGGTCCAAACATAACTGCCCAGGCATCTGTGCTAGCTATGATGCACCGCGGATCGGTGTACTTGAACTTCACGAGTGTCTCCACTTTCGAGAACGCTGATCCGCGTCCAATGTAGTTGGTAGTGACCTCGTCGTTATTGATCCAGAGTGCTCTGGCCAGATCATAACGCGCCCTTTTATGGGCTGGGAAGTTCATAACCCACTCATCGTAGGATACCTCATTGGATACCTCTGCGTGAGCGAGCGCCTCGCGATATTCCTCAACGAATGAGTCTGCGCACCGCCTAAAATAATCAGTGTCATGGTCCGGTAGGGCCATGCACTGTCTGTTCCTAAGTGCGATGTACAGATTATGCTGACAGACCGCGTACGCGTTCGGCAGCACTTCGGGAAACACAACCCCGTACGCGCGGAGTAATGGTCGGGTTGTCGGGTCCTTCTCCTCAATGTCTCGCATGGTGACTTTCATGCCCGCGTGAATCTCCTTCAGCTCGACCTGCGTAACCAGGCCTGGTAGCGAGAAAACGGTTCCACCCAGCCCCTCATGCGCACTGAGGGGCCCCTCTACGGGCGGAATGTTAAACGGGTCATGGGCGTGCAGTTCGGACAGTTGCGTCCCTGCACCCGGCGAGAGGGCGTGTGCTGACGACATCAAACACATGCCACACAAGATTGTAAAGAACAGTCGCACTATGGTGGACATGCCGATTGTGGTGGGCCAGGTTAGGGCCCACTCACGCACAACGTCTGTCCGCCATAAGACAGGTATGGGGAAATTTGGGTAAATAAATCCCCGAGTACCCTGCGTCCCGCTTTTCTTCACCCCAAATTCCGGGGACTCGCCAAATATGGATTGGGAGCCTGTACTCCCTGCGAATGACACTGATCCAGTTACTGCTTGTGCTCATGCTGAATTTGGGTTACGGTGAAAGTGCCTTTTCG